GATGCAAAAACAACCAAAGTTAAAGTGCTTAAAGTTAAATTTCAAAATTTAGGAGAAAACGGAGCTGAAGCTAATTTCACTTGGGAGCCTAAATCTGGTAGTTTTATTCCTCATGAAGCTTTAGTTGAAGATGGTGAACCAATGCCTTGGGAATCGTAATGGCTTTTAAAAGATGGAATAAAACGCCTAGTAGAAAGACGCCGCAAAAATCATGGAGTGACAACGAAATGAAAATAATAGGTTGGTGCTTAAACAACAATATAAAAGTTGGTATAAGTCCTGATTGGAAAGGTGGTTTAAATAATTGGTGCGTAGAGATAAGAGTAAATAACAATTCCCATATAGATCCAAACGTATACAGTGACGACACTGTTTACAATAAAGTTAACGAATACTATAAATATTATTATGATAAACACAATAAACAATAAAGTCTTTAGGAACGCAAATGAAGCATATGAATATCTTCATGACCGTATAATAAGAGAAGGTGCTGAGTTTGCTAACACTAAAGCTTTGTTTAATGTGGGATTTTACATAACAGATCCCATGGACAACAAAATACTAAATAGAGAGCGTAATTGGAAAGAGGATTATGCTGAAGCTGAATGGCAATGGTATAAATCAGGAGAACGTAATATAAATGAATTAGGAATATTATATGGTAAAATACCTGAAATATGGAAACGTATGGCTGATGAAAATGGTGATGTTAACTCTAATTATGGTTGGCAATGGAATCGCAATTTTCAAATTGATTATGTCTGTGATTTATTAAAAGACAAAAAAGACACAAGACAAGCCGCGATATCTATATACGATTGTAAAGAAAATTGTAATTACGAAAAAGATACCCCATGTACATATGCGATCCAATTTACCATGTTGCATGGTAGATTAGACATGTGTGTCACAATGCGTAGTAATGATCTTTGGTATGGCTTTTGTAATGATCAATATTGTTTCTCAAAACTTCAAGAAATGATTTGCAAACGTTTAAATGTTGAACCAGGTGTTTATTATCACTTCGCACATAATATGCACTTATATAATGATAAGATATGATGTACTATATATACCACATACCGGGAAAAAAGATCGGTGTAACTCGTGATCTAAAAAAAAGAGTTGAAGAGCAACAAGGTTATCAAACAGGTGAATATCACATATTAATGAAATCTAAAAATATAGATTATATATCTAAACAAGAAATATATCTTCAAAATATGTATGGATACCGCGTTGATGACGAACCTTATAATAAACTTAAATTTAATAATACAGATATGAATATAAACGTAACAGAACAAACAACAACGTTTCCCTGTCCAATTAACAAACTTAAAGGACAACTTATGGATAACATAGGTATGAAATGGGATACAGAGCATGGTAATTGCACTATCACAGAAGAATCGATAAAATGGATAATGAAAAACGCAGTAACATCTAAATATAATACAGAACGATGTTATGTATACAACAAAGCTTTCGCTAGATGGTTTGATAATAATAGCCCATATCCTAGAACTGGAGGTTTATTTCCCACTGGCGTTAGACAGGAAAACGGCAAGGCTAGTCATTTTGATTTAATTAGAACTTGGGCTAATGATAGAGGATTGTATGATGGTGGTGATCCTAAAACTCAAGCTTTAAAGTTAGTCGAAGAGGTTGGCGAAACCTGTAGGGCTATATTAAAAGAAGACGCGCCAGAAATGATTGATGGCATTGGAGATTGTGTAGTTGTGCTGACTAACTTAGCGGAGTTAATTGGCACTCCAATCGAAGAGTGTATAGCACAAGCATACAATGAGATCAAAGATAGAAAGGGTAAAATGAATAACGGAACATTTAAAAAAGATTAATTATGAGTAGTAGAGAAATATCAGATGCTAAAAATGGTATCACATCAAGAAAAGAATATGGATTCAGAGATCCTGTGGTTAGAAACGTGGTTGATAAGTTCGTATCACGATCGGATGTTGGTTACGAAAAGTATGGGTCAACATTAGATGACGAGCGTAGATTTAAAATGAAAGACTTGGCTGGTTATTTAAACGATATACAAGAAGAGCTAATGGACGCTATATTATATATACAGACTGCACGTGAAGAATTAGCTGAATCTAAATATGAACCACCAATAGCCTATGCAATTGGCTCAGATTATGACGATGAGACGGATGAAGATTAAAAGAAAAAAGGGTCCTGTCAGGGCTAAGAAAGTTAGCTTTGATGGGATCACGTTCGCTTCTGGTTTGGAAAAGTATATGTATATAGCTTTAAAAAAGGCTAAGATATATGCTGAGTACGAGGGTATGACATTCACGTTGCAAGATTCCTTTATGTTTGATGTTGATTCATTTGAACGACAAGCAAACGGCAAGGGTGATATGGTAAATAGAGGTCAAAAAAAGATTCAAAGTATTAAATATACGCCTGATTTTATAAGTCCTTCGTTTATAATTGAATGCAAGGGTAGAGCAAATGAATCATTTCCTTTGCGATGGAAAATGTTTAAAAAATTCATTAAAAATGACATGCCACATGTAACTTTATATAAACCTCAGAACCAGAAGGAATGCGACAAAGTAATAGAATTAATAATTAAAAATAGAAAGAAATGAAAAATTGGGAATTAAGCTTTGGATTTTATTCAGGCATATTATTAGGATTTAGATCGTATCATGAGGTTAAAAAAAATAATCACGTATTATATATACCATTTATAGACGTATGTTTAACTACTTATAATGACTAGTAGTTTAAATAAAAAAATACTTTCAGACTTAACAGTCCACATGAAGTATGCTAAGTTTGTGCCAGAGCTAAATAGAAGAGAGACATGGCAAGAACTAGTCACGAGAAATAAAGAGATGCACCAAAAAAGGTATCCAGAATTAACAGATCAAATACAATTAGCCTATAAATATGTTTACGATAAGAAAGTTTTACCGAGTATGCGTTCGCTACAATTTAGCGGGAAACCTATTGAGATATCTCCCAACAGATTATACAACTGCTCTTATTTACCTATTGATCATACTGATAGTTTTAGTGAGTGCATGTTTCTCTTATTATCTGGTTGCGGAGTTGGTTATTCAGTACAAAATCACCATGTAAATAAATTACCTGAAATAACAAAACCATTTGAAGCTAGAACTAGAAGGTTTGTAATTGGCGATAGCATTGAAGGTTGGTCTGATTCAATTAAAGTTTTAATCAAGTCTTATTTGGGCTCTAAGAGATCATCTAAGATCAAATTTGATTATTCGGATATTAGACCAAAGGGTGCGAGACTTGTGACCTCGGGGGGAAAAGCTCCCGGGCCACAACCATTAAGAGAATGTTTAGTAAAAATTAAAGGAATATTAGATGCGAAAAAAGATGGTACAAAACTTACGACGCTTGAAGTCCATGATATTGTCTGCCATGTTGCGGATGCTGTTCTTGCTGGAGGAATCCGAAGAGCCGCGCTTATATCGCTATTTAGCGCGTATGATGAAGAAATGATTTCCTGTAAATCAGGTAATTGGTGGGAAACAAACCCACAAAGAGGTAGAGCTAATAACTCTGCTGTATTAATGAGACATAAAATAACAAAAGAATTTTTCTTAGATTTGTGGAAACGTATTGAATTATCCGGAGCTGGTGAACCAGGAATATATTTCAATCATGATAAAGATTGGGGAACTAATCCTTGTTGCGAAATAGCTTTAAGGCCATATCAGTTTTGTAATCTGTGCGAAGTTAATGTAAGTGACGTCACTAACCAGGAAGACCTTAACGCTCGCGTTAAAGCAGCCGCCTTCATTGGTACGCTTCAAGCAGGTTATACGGAATTCCACTATCTAAGAGAAATATGGCAAGAGACAACAGAAAAAGACGCACTTATAGGTGTGTCAATGACAGGAATCGCGAGTGCCGCTGTGCTCCCGCTGGATATGAGGGCAGCTGCAAATATCGTAAAAAAAGAGAATACAAGAGTAGCAAAACTAATAGGGATAAATAAAGCGTCTAGAACAACATGCGTCAAACCAGCTGGAACAACCTCGTTAGTACTCGGTACGTCTTCAGGTATCCATGCTTGGCATAACGATTTCTACATTAGAAGATTACGTGTAGGTAAAAACGAACCTATATACAGATATTTAAAGCAAAATAACCCTGATTTAGTACAGGACGAATATTTTAGACCACATGATACTGCTGTTATCGAAATACCACAATCAGCACCAAAAGGTTCTATATTAAGAACCGAGTCTGCTTTTGATTTACTTAAAAGAGTTAAAAGAGTTGCTACCGAATGGGTAAAACCTGGTCACCGTAAAGGATCAAATACTCACAATGTGTCTGCAACAATTAGTTTGAAATCAGACGAATGGGATAAAGCTGGTAAATGGATGTGGGATAACAGAGAGTGTTATAATGGTTTATCAGTTCTACCTTATGACGGTGGAACATATACTCAAGCTCCGTTTGAAGATATAACGGAAAGAGAGTTTAATAAAAGAGTCAAATCTTTAAATGATGTAGACTTATCAAGCATCGTAGAAGAGACTGACGAGACAGATCTATCTGGTGAACTAGCCTGTGCCGGTGGATCTTGCGAAATAACAGGCTTATAACTAAAACAATTATTATGAACAAATTATTTTTAACAATAGCTTTAGCTTTTAGTACAACTATTGTTTCTGCTCAATTTATGGCTTTAACAACTATAAATAAAGTAGAAGGTACTCCAGCTTGCGATATTGGTAACGAAGACTGCGAAGTTTACGAGGGTAATACGCCTCCAACCGAAGAAGATTCTTGGAATGTAACGGATAAAATCGGGATTGGATACCAATTGAACGATTGTGCTATTGTTGGTATTACAATGGATGGTGAAGACAAGTACGAATTATTAGCTCGTTATGTAATACATAAATCTGGTGTTTGGGCCACGTGTGTATATAACTATGACGCTGAAGATGAGTCTGAAGCTATGGACAACGTTGAGCTAGGAATTGGATATTCTTACAATGTATGGAAAGGATTATATGTTGATCCAAACTATACAATGCCCGCTAAAGCCGATGAAGCTGGCGAGCGAGAAGGAACATTTAATTTAAGTGTGTCTTACAAATTTTAAGTATTAACTAAAAAATAAAAAATGGAAAAAGTAATGAAGTATTTAGCTGGATTTTTTGGCGGATTAGTAACAATCATGATGCATATTATACCAGTAACAATTTTATGGGCATTATTAACAGGAGAAGTAATATTCGGAATGGATGTTATAGGAAATTTCATGGCAATGGTAACAGCTTTAGGTAACGCAGGTTTTGTAGGACTAATAGCTATAGTATTTGTTATGTATTTCTTTACTGACTGTAAAAAAGAATGTGCTAAAAAATAAATTAAGTATAAATTAAATTAAATTAAATTATGAGTTTTAATAAGTTAGATTCTTTATTCGACAATTTGCAAGACATTATTAATGACTGTCAAACTGATGTTACGAAATTTGTTGAAGGGAATAATTCCGCTGGAACGCGGGTTAGAAAAGCTATGCAGACTGTAAAGTCTCTAGCGCAAGAAGTTAGAGTTGAAGTGCAAGATCAAAAAAACGCTCAGTTCTAGAACATTCTTAAAATAAGAAAGGGGGTAACGCGAGTTACTCCCTTTTTTTATATTGCTATCAAAAAGATAGTGATCATTAACGTTACATATATTAACGGGCTAAGATCTATTTGTTTTGTTTCCATATATTTATTTTCACTAACAAATATAAAGATTTAATTGTTATAACATTAAGTAATTGTTAAATTACCATGTATTTAGTTTTACTGTTTTCTTTATAAGCCTTTAAACATCTATTTCTATTTTCACTCACTGACACGTAGCTGATGTGCACCCAAGCAGGATTATCATCGTCTCCAAACTCCCAAATCATTTGATCAAAATCTAAATTTTCTTTTATCCAATGATACATCTCAGCATTAGTCATTCTACCAAAAGTGTCGTCTATATCCATAGCTTGACCTTTACAATGTTGCGATTTAGTAGATCCTCCAATAGCTTTGTTTAATTCTGGACATCTAAAAAAACTATTGATTTTTATAGGACCTCCAACATATTGCCTAAGTGGTTCAAATATATTCTCTGCAATTAACTCCATATTGTTTAATTGCTCGTCGTTTGGCGTGTTGTCTATCCCCTTCCTAATAGAAGTGATGCTATACACGCTCTCTTTATAACTTATATGTTTACTTATCATTTTATTATCTTATTATTACATCTACAGTACTACTACCAGCCGCTAGTTTTATATACAAATACTTATCACCTTTAGCGAATTGAATGTCTTCATCTTTTAAGAATATAGAGACACCAGCTGGTAGGTTTAAATTTTTAAAAATATAATATGAACCATCTGAATCATATAGATATAAGTCTACTAAAGCAGCATCGGTACTATGTATATTCGCGATCGATATAGATTTTACATCTATTGTGGACTCGTAGTCAACTAATTTAACAGCTGTCGATCCTGATATTTTATTTACTTGCATATTATTTTTATTAAGGTGTTGTATCTATTTCTGTAGTCGAAGTGTTATCTATTCCTAAATACGTTGACCAATCGTCTTCTATAACAACAGTTATAAAATGCCTTTCATTACTACCTGTTGTGTCTGTGTCTGATTGAATAGATATTGCAAACATATCCGTAGAATCCCAATGCTTAGCACTATCGAAAACAACATGCCAAATATGGTTGTCATCAGTATGATTAACAGTAATATTTTCTGTTTCTACAGATGAAAAACCACTAGAATAAGCACTGCCAACAGTATTTGTCTCAATACCAAATGTAATTGTAGCGTCTCCAGTGTGATCCGCAAACTGTTCTCCTCTATACGTTATAGAAACAACTCTACCGTCACAAACCGCTAGCTCGGTTCCTTCCTCCCTAGTTAATGCTGTTTGTTCATCTTGTGATTTTAAGGGTAAATAATGTTTAGTTGTACCGATATCATCTCTAAAAGAAGTATTTATTATTCTATAGTTTTTACCAGTTTGAGTTGTGGCGTGAACCGCTTTGACACCTGCTGGTGTAACCGCTCTAGCAGTATCAGTACCAGTAGTGGCTTCAGCCGTTGTGGCTAATTCTACAACTCCAGGGTTACTATCTGTAGCGGTTTCCGCTGTAACAGTAACATCACCAGTTGCTCCACTTACGTCTATTCCATCTCCCGCTACTATCGATGTTACTTTAGCCGCTGTATAAGCGGTAGCAATTGACGTTCCCTGCCAAGTACCAGAAGATATTGTTCCTAAGCCTGTTATATTGCTTTGATTCGCTACGGTTAATAAACCAGAAGAATTTAATGATTCAGTAGTTCCAGAATATATCGATCCATCAAATCTCGCGTTACCATTGTCAATCCACATAGACCAAGCTCTAGTAATAGTTTGATTAGTACCCGCTGAAGGCGCGGTTTTTACATAAAAAGTGGCAGCATCTGAAGTTGTTACGCTGCTATTAACAGCTAATAATCTAGGTGCCTCAATATTTACGTGAGTATATGAATTTGCGGTTCCAGAAGCGGATGTGGCGGAATCTGTTACGTCACTAGCATCAACATGTATTGCCACGCCATCACCTGGTTCTACAGCAGTATTTCCATCAATAGTAAGTTGAGTGCCTAAAGGTGCACCAAATGTTTTATTACCAGTAAACGTTTGTGGGCCCGCTAAATGAGCGGTGTCAGAATCTAAGTATGCGCTAGCTATAGCGGTTCCCTGCCAAACTCCAGTGCCAATGGTTCCAACGGTAGTTATATTGGCTTGTGTGAAATGTTCGTTAGCAGCATAATTAGCTAGTTGATCGTGGTCAATTACCGTTTGTGCGGCTACCTGTATTACGCCAGAGTTATTTATTGTTGCTGTGCTACCCATAGTTAACGTACCAGCGACTGTTGTTACTGAAGTAGCGGTACTTCCTATAGTTACGTCTATTTCATCTTCAGAATTACCATCGTTTACCACTAAACCATTAACCATTTCGCCGTCATGAGTGGCTACAGCTAATTTAATACTACCACCCTCTGCTCCCTCGTCAGATTCTTGTATTGAACCTTTTATATGGGCAAACTTAGTATTATTATTACCCTCGTCTTCACCGTAAAAAGTAATTACACCTAAATTTTCACCATCTTCAGTATCAGCGGCATCTTTTAAAAATTGTAATTCTGCAGAACTAGTTTTTGTAGTATGAGTTGTTTTTAAAGTTAAAACAGGTTTACCTTCAGAACTACTAACAGCTGTTAAATCAGTGCCATCGTATGTTAGGTTGCTCTCAACAGTTGCCTCATCTGAGTCCTTATATGTTAACACCCCATTAGCAGTCGAACCATCAAAAGCTATACCACTACTACCACTAACCGACGCTTTAACTATTTTATTATTTGAATCTAAACCTAGATTACCACCACTAGCAATAGTACCAGTAGCTATATCATCTAAATATACGTCATTACGAAATCTAGATGTAAAATCTTGAATGTATTGACCTAACCATTTCATTATTTAATTAATTTTCTTTCAACTTTACCATCACTATAAAGAAATAGTAGCACTTGACCTTTTTTAATTTCTGCTGGTCTACCTAGTAAATCTGTAATTGATATTAGTTTAGACACGCGTTTTGGTACTGGCCCAACCCAAGTGCCCTCGCAATAATCATAAGTTAATTGACATATGTTGTCCCACCCATTCTCGCAGCAATATTCATCTACATCTATAACCCAAGCATAACAAGGATTGTTTAGCCAGTAAGGATTCCCTGGACCAGTGATACAACCAGCACTATATAAACAAGATATAGAATCATTAACATTAGCAATTGATTCGTAGTTATACGCGTCTGGATCCATGCAACCCATAATGATTTCGATACACGAACCGTTATCCGTGTTAGCAAGTGAATCATAGTTAAGAGCGATACTATCCATACACCCATAAATATAAGCGATACAACTAAAATCCTCCGTGTTTGCCTCTGGGTTATAATTGAGCATAGAAGGATCCGTGCAGCCATATATAAAAGGTATACAAGAATTATTATCACTATTAGCTAGGGGATTAAAATTAAACATTATTGAATCAGTACAACCATAAACAAAAGGAATACAATTACCATTATCTGTGTTCGCTAACGGCTCGTAATTAAACATGGTAGCATCCATACACCCGTAAACAACGGCTACACAACTACCATCATCAATATTGGCATCAGCATTGTAATTAAAAGCATCCGGATCCATACATCCATATATAACACCTTCACAAGAACCATCATCAGTGTTAGCGCTTGGATTGTAGTTGTAAGCTATAGGTGATGTGCAGCCATATATTATTGGTGTACAAGGGCCAGGTGTATTAGCATTTGGATTATAGTTAAAAGATCCACTTATCATACAGCCAATAACGGTGGGTACGCAACCGCCATTATCTATGTTAGCTGCGGCATCATAATTAAAAGCCGTAGCGTCAGTACATCCCCATATTGCCTCTGTTAAACAAGTGCCATTATTATAATCAGCACTAAATCCTTGGGTGTAGTATTCTAAAAACTGTGGATCTGTACAGCCAGGACTGTAGTAGCAACTACCATCACTAGTGTTTACCGTATCATTGTAGTTGTAAGCGGCTGTATCCATACAACCATAGATATATGGTGTACATATAGTGGGGCAGTTTGGTAAAGTTATATATTTATCTGGGAACAACTGTATCATGTCACTCCAAGGATTTGTACCTCCTGATATGATGACATCTCCCTCTGGGTTTATCAATCTAAAGCCTACTTGATCTATAGTAGCGTCAGAACTTGTTTGTGAGTAAGCTCTAATAGTAACTGGGTGATTTGATTTTAATTCTAAATTTATAGTTTCTACAAAAGAACTTGTATTAGTATAAGGACCATAAGACTCTCCTAGTTGATTAACCATTACATAGGCACCCAACCAACCATCACCACCCCCATCTGTTAATTCTAATATATAATCACAAGTATCTTCCATTAACGGCACGTTAGACATTAAATCAAAGTCAAACATAGTACTATCCATACAGCCAACTACTCTTGGTGTGAGACATAAAGCTGTGTTATCTATGTCAGCTGCTGGATTAAATTCTAAATAACCTGGATCAGGACAACCAACAACAGGTATCCAACTACAATCCTTCATTATAAATACATCTGATGTGTCTCCGAGTCCGAAGTTTAAATTGTCTCCAGGCGTTAAACTATATATAGTATCACCACACTCGTCTGTGATTAAAGCGTTACCATCTATTCCACCAAAACAAGAACCACATATTCCATCGCCGTAAGAATCATATATCATAAATCTTATTGTATCATCTATTGGAACACATATTGTATTACTATAAAGATTACCAGGACCAACACTATTAAAAAACCCCTGAGGTATATTGTGCAAAATACTATCATCTTGATTCACAATAATCATGGATGTCTCTCCAGCGTATGTATCTGGTGTAAACTCTATGGTTATAGACGTTTTTGTAGTATCGGTACAATCATCTTGTGGAGGTGGTATTGCCAAGCAAACAGCTGGTATATTAGCTAATGGGTCGTAATTATCATAATTAGGATCCATACAGCCTGAAATACAAGTAAACTCATTTGCAAAAACTGTATCAGTAAAGCTACCGTCATCCATTTCTAGGAAAAACCAAAAACCAGCTGAACTAGCAAACGGATCACCTGGACTATAATTGTTATAAAATTCATAATTAGTATCTAATTGGTCATACCAATTAAAAGAATAAATATTGTAAGGTGTACCCCTGTGGGCATTAGATATTATACAACCGGTATCTAAAGATTCCCACTCTACAAATGTTTTAGCATACCCATACATACAAGTGTCTGCGACTATTAAGCTTGGAGTACAATTTTGCCCAAAACTAAATATTGGTAATAATAGTATTAATAATAACTTTTTCATATTTATCTTTTTCCTCCGTGATATTCCACGGCGTGCCCTTCTTTAATTAATAATTCATTTACATTTGCAAGGGTTAAACATTCTTTTCCATCTACCACATCCACGTGTAACTCACCTAAACATCTACCATACTTCCCAACCCCATGAGAACAAAGCTGTATTTCTTTAGCTCCCCCTAATATTGCCTTTAATCTATCTTTAGCGGCTAATCCCCTAGCTTTTTCTTCTAAATCTCTTGTTCTAGACTCTGGGGTGTTAATACCTAAGAATCTAATTCTTTTTTTAACATATATATCAAATCCCAAATCAATAATAGCATCTATAGTGTCTCCATCTATAACTCTATCTAATTTTATCTTATAAGTATACATTATTTTTTCTTTTTAGGTTTTGATTTCTTAAACCTACTAGTTTTCTGACGATCATTACCAGGATTACCACCTTGCATAAATGTTCTACGTCTTCCACAGCTAGTTACAGGAAAAGGATTGTTTATCTGTCTATAAGGCATTCCTTAACAATTACAGTTTTTACACGTTTTGCCACACCAGCCTAAGCAAATCTTATTAAAAGTTACCTTGCATATAAGTTTACATATTTTTTCTTTCATAATTTTATTTTTAATTGTTAAAAATCGCTCATTAATTGATTATCTATTTCTTCTTGTACCTCTTCTTTCGTTGCTACCATTTTAAAACTAAGATCAGCTTGAAATCTAGCAACCTCTTCTCCATCTTTAAATATTATAATAGTAGGTACTACAGCTATCTTGTATTTAGTTTGTGATTCTGTATCTTTAGCTATATCTGTGTAACCTTTAGTTTTTGCATCTTCAAGATCCATAAACCATTTTACATCATTAGCTTTATTCCAACCAGCGTTAAAATGAGTTACTTTTATTTGGGCAGAAGCACTACCACAAAAAAACACTAATAAAAATAGTAAATTTCTCATTATCTATTATATAGTTTATCCTCTATTTTATCAAGGGTTTCTTTAATCTCATCAACATCTTTCTTTGTTTCCATAATAGTATTACGGATCATTTGGTCTTTCATGTTGAACTCCATTCTGGTAACTTCATCTGGTGGTATAACAGGTAGTTCTTTTGCCTCAGCAATATCTGCTTGTAATGCAAACCACATTCCAATAATTGTAGCCATAGCGAAACCTATAGCTATCATTGTTTTTACACTTAGTACAAAACCTGTGTCTTCATTTAATTCTTTTGTCATTATTTTTTCTTTTTACCCCAGCCTTTATTTTTAAGTATTTGAGCTTTTTCTTTTTCATAACCAGGTTGGTTTACAGTTGCTTTTTTATCATAGTGTATACCACTACCACCGCCTGCTTTAGCATAAGTACTTCTAATTGAGCTAGAAGGTCCAACGTAAGGAATTTGATCTGCAGCTATATCCGCTTTACGTTTAACTCTTTTTACAGTTTTTTTAGTAGATTCTCCTTTGTAATCTGGAACTAAACCTTGTTTTCCTTTTAGATATCCTTTAATGTCCCACTTTTTATTTTTAGCTTTTCTTTTTTGAATCTTTTCTCTATCTTTCTTTCGATATGCCTCTACCTCTTCTTTAGATAGTTTCCCAGAATTTTTTTGTTTCATTGGTGAGTTTCCAAAACTCATTCCTTTCATTTTAAATGCCATAATTGTTTTTTTAAAATATTGTATAATTTAATCCTAATTTAAAATCGTACCATTCACGATTCCAGTACTTATTGTATTTTCCTTCTACAAAATAACCTAAACTTTTGCTTTGTTTTATCCCATATATAAAACCAAACGAATAATCATACCATTGCCCATCAACATAGTTATGATATGAAAACTCACTACCATCGTCGTAGTGATATGGTAATAAACTAGCCCAAGCATGAAGCCATGTTTTTTTAGAATATTTATAGTAGTCAAAACCCATTACTAAAGAATGTTGTATTGTTTTCTTTAGCTCGTTTCTTTTTCTTTCAGTGTAATCAGATAGTACTTGCGGTATTACTACTGCTTCCCAAACCTCAGCACTAGTAGCTACTAATTCTCCAGAAGGAGAGTAATAGGAGTTGCTATACACGTCAACATCATAACCCTCTTGCAGTGCTAAATAAGTATAGTGAATATTACCGTTGTCTAATATCCACTCGTCTAAAGCGTTATAACCATACGGTTCAGCGAGACGATGCGTTAATCCTATATTCCACGATAGATTTTTACCTTTACGATGCCTGTATCTTTCAGATGCTTCAAAATATTTTATATCAGCAAAGCCATCTTCTAAGTACTCCAGTTTTAAAGCAAAGAAGTTTACGCATAATTCATCTGGACAACCATCATCAGAGCTAAACCTAATGAAATGATGTTGGTCCATATAGTCTACACCTTCTTGTCTTTTGTAATCAACTTCAAATAAATACTCAACTCCTCTAACTTTACCTACAGTGGCCGCATCACTGTAATTAGATTCCGTTCCATCATAAAACGTTTGTGCTTTATTTTCATAACCAAATCTTGCTATCTTACGTAAACCTATGGTAAAATTATAATCATAAGGAGTTGATATAGTCTGTGTAGATAAACCATTGTCTACGGAAAACACATCGACGTCAGATAATGATGTCCCACCATTCACGGCAGCGTAAAATGTTGAATATTTCAACATCTTTCTAACATCTTCAATTCCATATGTTTGTGCTGTTGCAATATTTGATATCAATAACAGCAGTAATATTAGTTTTTTTACCATTTTTATATAATCACTTATTTTTATTAATCTTTACTTAGTCGTGGTAATAGCAGTATCCACTTTTGTTTGATGTTTTCATTTTACATCTTTTACCGCCGGATTTAATTTTTTTACACTGCGTTTTTTTACCACTTTTATTTTGCTCTTTTTTCTCGTGAATAGTGCAAAAACCACCATTAATAGCCTTCTTCTTACATCTCGTACCGTTTTTACTTACAGCTGAGCATATGCCATCTTTTTTACTTTTTTCTTTATTTTTCTTAACAATATCTTCGTTAACTTTTTGCAGTTCTTTTTCCTTTTCTTTCTTTTTTATTTTTGCTTTTTCTTTAGATTTAATTTTTCTTTTTTCTTTGATACTTTCCTTAACTTCAATCATTTTTTCAGTATCTCCAATATTAAGATTCCATCTGCTCCAACCACCTAGCATTAACGCTCTTCTTAATGTATCATACTTATTATTCAAACCATCTCTAACATTTATTGTTTTATTATACATTCTGTTAAGTGGAAGATTCGTAGTAGACTCTATGTAATTAGTCACAGCTGACCACATTGGATTATCAATATCAAAAGTATCCATTTCCTTTATAACGTCCTTGTTATAATTAAGCGTTCTTTCAGCATTAACTATCTTTCTAGCTTTAATACCAATAGGAGGAGAAACATTTAGCATTTCCATTAATACAGCGCTTTCATCTTTGTTGTAGCCCTTTTCTCTTTGCTCTTGCCACTTAATAGCCATGTTTTTCAAAGTAGCAACAACTGATCCCCAGACACCAGTACCTCTTAATATAGAATCAAGCGTACCGTTAATAGCTCTTTCTTTCTTTTTTAATAACTTCTCCTCATCCTCGTCTTCAAAACCGAACATAGCTAAAAACAAAGCTGATTGCAAAGAATAAAACACTAAGTTCTGTATTGCTAAATAATAAGTTATCCTAGATAAATTTGACATATCACTTTGCAATTGTGGGTTTTTAGCATTTTTATATTCAGGGTTTATTCTTCTATTTTTAAGATCTAAAAACGCTTTCTTAGCCAATCTATTAAACTGAGATGTTACATTTTGAAATGCTAGTATAAGCTTTCCAAGTGGAGAGGCTTGTTGTTGTGATACCATATCAGGCCTAGCCGATTGCTGGGTAGCCTCTGCTAAAGCCTCAAAGTCAGTCCAAGCTCTTGATTCTGCTTCCACCTGAGTTAAACCTTGTTTTAAGTAAGTATTAATTCTATTTCTATAAAAAGTTGCCCCACCAGTCGCTATAGCGAAATTATCCCCAATTTGTGTTGGTTTAAATCCAAATTCTAATAACTTAGCTAATAATGCCCTTGGCGTGTTTTTAGCACCACGAAGTGAAGCCGCTAGTTCCGCACCATTAACATCCGTTTTTATCCCACCACGTCTTTGCTTCATAAAGTCAGAGTTAAATATAAAAGCCCAGTCTTTATAATATTGTGGTTGATTAGCAAAGGCTTTGGCAGCAGCGTAGACATTGTTATCTCCATAATTGATAAAATTAACCATAGACATTTGCTGAAGCAACATAGATCTTATGTTAACAAACATCGTGGCTGCGACAGATCCATTGATATAATTCATGAATCTATTTACTAGTTCGTTCTGACCGCTAGGTCTGTTTCTACCGGTTTTAGTTCTATATAAAATATCTTTAATAGCGCTAACAACACCCTTACCGTATATAGCCTCTATTTTATTTAAATTTTCTTCAGAAAATACTATCTCAGCATTTTCATTAAATTCAGCAAAAAATTGTGCTCTACCAATTCTACCAGTAGCATCGTCTAAATCAGATCTTATATCTCCCACCGTCCAGCTTTCACTAGGACTCACGTAGGTATCTTGTCTTGAAATAACATTTAAAAGATCAGCGTAGTTTCTCAATCTTGAATCAGAAGAAACTAAATCAGATAAACCTTGTTGATCAGTCTCACTTAAACCAGGTATGTTATAACCATGCTTGTTCCATAAATAAACTCTAACCGCGTCTTGATATGTAAAATCTCCGTCTGGAGTTTTTTGTGTTAACTTTTTTCTAATATCTGGAAACTGCTTGTTTAATTGCTTGTAATCATTAGCTATTGCTTGTTTAGCCGCGTTTAATTCTCTATAAGCTCTATTTAAAGGTTTTATTAAGGTTCTTTCAAAAAAGTCTCTATGTTTATTTCCTTGCTCGCCTTTGCCTATGAAGTTGTATAATAACCCCACAAAATCCTCATGGGATGGTGGGATAAAGAATCTAAACTTACCCTTGTTAGCTCCACGTTTTCTAGCTTTAATAGCTGAGAATCTTTTCTTAGAATCAACACCGCTTATATCTTCTAATATATCATTAAATTCAACATTAGTCGATTTGCTAAAACGTAATTTAGCTTGTTGAACTTTACGTTTAACGTCAAATTGTTCTAACATATTATCTACGGCTTGTACATTTTGTAACGCATCATCAGCAAAATAAAAGTCATTATAACCCTCGGCAACCTTATCGGCTATCCACAGCGCTTTAGCTTCAGGTGTTGAATTAGCTAAACCAGTTATATTTTTCAAAGGTATGTTTAAGCCGTTGGCTTTTAAGAATTCAAATATAGCCGGAGCGGAATCAGAGGGTCTCGCGGTTAATACAAACATGTTTTTAGGACCAAATTTATTTTGTAGTTTTAACGCTTTGTTAAATAATGAAGCAACCTTACCATCTACAACCTTACTAAATTCTGAGAAATCATGCTTCCAACCTTGCTCCAATAAATCAGCACCTTCTTTAGCGAATTGTTCAGCTGTTAATTTTCTAATATCACCATCTGGGGATGTAGATATAACAAGAGACTTACTCGTGGCTAATGTATCATCAAAATCTAAAACTGTAATGCCTTTAGCTGGATTAACTGATCTAGAAGCCGCTATAGCGTTGTTTAACCTTTTTGTTTTAAATAATTCTGATTTTAAAATATTTGTAGAATCAACCCAAGCTTTAGTTGGTTCTAATGGTTTCATATTATTTGTAACATCTAGCAGCGTTACCATTCTTCCGCTTGCCAATTCCTTAGTTCTTTCGTTAAAATACCTTATCCAGGCTGGCATATCTAATGTTTGACCCATATATAAGGAAGACGTAAGTTCAGCTTCAGTTATAACGTCGTCCATTGTGTTTGGTATTATAGCTATATTATAATTCTTTAAAAAATCTTTTATATTAGTTATACCACCTCCATTTATATGTGCATCAAACATGCTCATTAATACAGCAACCCTAGGCTGCATGTGTTCATACTTGAGTTGTTTACCCGGGTTTTTAAAACTAAAAGCGTTGTCGGATATATATTTTAGTTTAGCAGCTCTAGCTAATGTAGAGTTCATGTTAGATAAAAGCGATGCTTGAACCATCATCAAATCAACGTTATCAAAATCTTGATTTGTATCTGTAAATAAATTACTATAAAACTCTACTATGTTATCTAATAATTCCCCAGCTATATCTTCATTTTTACTTCTATCGTTTATTTTACTAGTGTTCTTAGTATCTACCAAAGCACTTCCACTAGCTTGTGATGATGATATATTTGGTAATTTTATTTCCTTACCTTTATATATTACTTTTGATAACCTTGTTTTACCGTCTTTAGTTTTTGTTGTTTCATATTTAACCCCAGGGATACTACCAAAAGTGTTTTCTAAGAACTCGGGCATTCCAGGTAATGGTTGTTTTCTTTTTAAATAAGAATTCCTACCAGAAGATGCTAAATGACCTTTCATTAATAATATTTTAGCTAATGATAATTCAGGATTTTTAGGATCAAATAGTTTGTTAGACAGCATCTTTATAGTTGCTAACATTTTTTTAACTCTAATTGGATCTCTAAAAGCATCAGCTGCCGTTATATTACTTCCTGAAAATTCTTTAACTTTTAAAAATTGATTTTCATTTGTTTCTATTAATTTTACAGCTAAATTAACGGGTTGTTTTAATACTTTAGGATTGTATTGGGATATAACACTGTAAAACGAATCTGTTAGTTTATCGATATTTTCTATTATCTCAGGTACATCTTCATATGTTTTAGCAAAAGCGTTTTTAATACTATCTCTATCTGTTTGTAATATATTATAATTCACAAACTCATCTATTCTATCCCAAAGCACGGCCTTACCTTTATCGCTTAAAGATCTATCCATACGTCCTACAGCTTGTACAGCCTGTCCAGATCGTTGGCTTCTACTGAACACAAAGGCAGATCTACCATCGCCAATCATTCTAATAACCTCCATGGGCTTACCATCAGCTTCTAATTGTTCTCTTACAGCTTGATTAGTTAACAGCTTTCCTGTTTGTACTGCTAAAGCTTGTACTCTAGCTGATGTGTTTCTATCACTACGAACAGATTTATTATTAACAATACCCATTACACTTTTAAAATCTTCAACGCTTATATTTTTCTTTTTAGTCCAAGGTGTTAAATTATCTTTTCTCACTCCTTTATTGTAAAAAGCTTCTAATAAAACTTTTTGAACACCCGTTGCTTTATCAGGTCTAGGTTCTAATTTTCCAGTTTTAGGGTTTTTAACCATCTTCACTGTATGATGCTCTGGCAGAGCATGCAGTAAGGCTTGTGCGTTTCTATTAATAAACATTTGAGATAATAATAGTTCGTTTGTTCCTCTGTCATTATCTATTCTAAGGTTAGCTCCAAACTTTTTGCTATTAGGATCTAACTTTTCTACATCTATACCAAACATTTCAGCTGTTAAGTCAGGTCGCAAATCCTTTAAAGTTTTATATGTCAACCCCGTTGTATCTAGCGTCTGGGCTATACTTCTTACAGATCTGTTTATTTCGAGAGCTCTTTGGTTGTCTTGAATAAAAGCATTACCCTGGCCAATTCCTATTCTCTCATGCAATTTAAATCTTTTCTTAGCTTCCTCATCTGTCTTGCTATCATTGTCTTGATCTTCTGCTAAAAGAGCTTTGCCAAACCCTTCAAATTGCTTCAACCTAGTAACGTGTGGTATTCTAGTTGGTAATAAATCCCATATGTGGGAAGTTAATTTTCTTTGAGTAGGATCCCAAGTGCTAACTATATATGGTAGACCATTTTGACCAACTTCAACTCCAGTTGTTAATACATCTAATATTAAGTCTTCGTATTGCCCATAATTAGGAATATTACCATATTGAGCAAAAAGCTTATTGTTAGCATGGTCTCTCCATAATGGACCAATAGAATATCCAATAAATAATTTTTCTTGTTTAGGTATGCTTTCCCAAATATCTAAATGTTGTTGATTTTTAGGATCAAACTCTCCTTCAATACCATAAGCTTGTAAAGCATCACTAAGCTCTTGGTTTGTTTTGGAAAATAAATCATTTTTCTTTTCTAAATCTAACGGTTGCTGACTACGCGAAGGCACGATAGCTCCTTCTTCTTTATCTAACCAAGCTTGATACTCTTCGTTTCGTCTATCTTGTTCAGCCGCCGGTACAAATGCTTCTCTACTTCTTTTCCCCAACTCTATAACCTGCTCGTTAAACTTACCTTCTACAGCTTGTTTATTGTAAGATTTTAAAAAGTTAAATAAATCTTGAGAATCTTGTATATTAATATTAGTTAATTCAGGGGCTTTTTTATTAAAGAATTTATTAAAGTAATCTATTATTTTACGTATAATTCCTTTGTTTTGCTCTGTATTAGCAGGGATTGTTTTGTCATTAACAACGGCATCATGATACATATTTAGATATTCTTCGTAATATTGTTCTTCTGCTTTTTGCGTCCCCTCTACACCAACACCATTAGCGTCATATTCGTTAAATCTATAACCACCCTTATCTAGTTTAGCGTTTAATATATCTATCTGGTCTTGAGGTAATAGTTTTAAAAATCCTTCAACTAATTTTCTACCTTCTGGTGTCATTCTTACCCAAACTTCTTTACCACTAGGATCTGTAATCCGTCTCATTGGACCGTTGAGAATACTAAACAATAAACCATGTAACATTTCATGGGAAGCTACACTTCTAGCCTTAAAGTGTTTAGCAACATCTTTATTTATTACATAACTAAAACCAGTTATATTCCCCTCATTGTCAAATGATGGAACAAAAAATCCATTACCCATAGCAGCTTCTTGACCATATTTTTTGAGAACCTCCTGCTGTGACATAACCTCTGGTTTAGCGCCAAACTGTTCTGTAGCTTTAGATACAGCTTCAATATTCTTCTCAAGTTCTAAATCTGCTAATTCAGACTTATTCATCATCGTGGGTTTTACTAAAAAACCTGGTTTTCCAAATGTATAATTAGCTTTTTTAAGTTGTAGATATTTTAAAGCGTCTTTATATTGTTGTATTTTTTCTTTATTTTGTTGAGATTTAGACTTAAGTAATTCTTTCTTTAACTCTGTTCTTAACTCGATTTCAGTTCTTTTATCTACAAAAGCCTCTGCTTCAAGAGCTTGTTTATTAGTCATTACTACTCTGGCTTTAACATCTACCGGGGCATATTTACCTAACTCTTTATAAGCTTCTTTTTCAGCTTCAATATCATTCTTAACTTTTATATTTAGATTTTTACCTCTTTTTAAACTACCATTATATTTGGCTGTTCTAATAGCTCTTAAAAAACTAGTTTTGTTATCGTAAGCTTTCCCACCAACCATATACTCCGGTGTATATGCTAAAAGCTTTTTATTTTCTTTTTCTAATTTTGATAATTCTTTTTGTAAACTTTTCTTACCTTCGTTGCTTAACTCGGGGTTTTTTAGCTGCTCTTTAATACTTTTTATAGTAATGTTGTTTTGATTAACCCTATGTGAATCGTGCTCAGATTCAATGATATTTCTCTCGTTGTTTATGGATTGATTAACTCTTTCTAATTCTTTTTCTAAATCTTCATTTAATGGATTCAACGGGTCAGTATCTATTTCGCTTTGAATAGCGTTTCTTTGCGTTATTAAGGTTATTAATCTATCAGCTTGAACCTGAGACATTTTTATGTTACCATCCTCGTCGTAAATCATATCGTTTATCTCAGCGGTTGCCAATGTATAACCATCAACTCTTTCTTTGAGTTCTAAAGCCTTTTCTTCAGTTATACTCCCATCTTTTATACCTTTATTAATAGACTCTATAAACGTATCATAATTTTCACTAGCAACCCTTAGTAAACTAGCGTCATTAGTATTAGTAAGATTGCCAGACAAACCTCTCATGCCTAAAACCGAAAATGTTGTTAGCAATAACGTTTCTTTAGCCTCAGCGTAATCAGGCGCTCTAAAATCTGTATTAAAAGCTCTATTGTAAGAAAGATTAATAGCACCATTTGCCATCATCTGTAAATATTCTTCTAATAATTCTTTAGGCACGGCTTTCAACGATTCCATCATCGCTTGTTTACGTAAACCCTTAAAGGCTTCTAAAAGTTTTTTAGGATCTTTTGCAACCTTTCTTATATCAGCTAAGGTTTTTTTAGTCCATTTAAAATCAGGGTTGATTGCTTCTATTAAAGCCTCTGTTGTTGCAGAGTACAAAGCATATTCATAAGCATCTTCTGGTGTAAAATCTTCGTCTATTTCAGCTAGTGCTTCATCTAGTTTTGATGGAAATAAAACAGGCATTGCTCCAAGTCCACTTCTTAATACCGTCTCGCTAGACTTAAGTCCTTTCTTGTAGTAGTTACCTACTTTATCTAGTTTAACCGGTTTTACGCCAGTTTTTAACAAACCATCTCTAATAACTCTACCACTAGTCATTATGGTACCATATCCTTTTTTACCACCTCGAATCATTAGACCCATATCTGCGATAGTACCAATTGTATTTGGCAGCGCTCTACTCCAATTTATATCGTTAGTTTCGGGATCGATAAATGGTTTGGTAGATGTTAAAAATTTTATATTTTGACCTATATACGTATCCAATCCATCATGCAAGAGTATTGCTTTTTCCTCAGCCTCTTTATCCCCAAGCTTTCTAGATATATCAGTTATAGGTACGTTGATAAAATCTATAGCGCCAAGACCAAAATCAACAATTCTATTCCAAACTACTAAAGGAGATTCCTGTATACCAATCTCTCCATATTTTTCAAAATATTCATCTCTACTAGTTTGCGCTTCTAATTTTTCTTTATACGCTTTACCAAAAGAAGTGTTATCTAAAAACTTAACAGTTTGCGCTTGCAAGTCAGTGAACTCATCGCCTAAACTAGTAAAGCCTTGTATTAGTTTTCTAGCTTCTGGGGTTAATTTTTTACGTATAGATGCCGTAGACTGATCGTGCTTGAATTCTAAGTTTTCTATATCAGATATTAAAGAGTTATAAGTATTAATGTTTTCTTCATTTTGTTCTAAAGTTCCATTGTCAAACTTATTCTTCATACTCTTGACATCCTTCATCAAGTCAGCATGTTGTCCTGATAAGACCTCTGCTTGTGTTTGAAAAACCGAAATTTCATCTATTAACTCAGGTACACCTAAGTTTACATAATTATTATAATCGGTATTTAACTTCGTGTTTTTATGTGATAAATATCTTTGAATTGTTTCTGCTTTAAAAGCATCTGTTACCCATTCATCTCCCCATTTAGGTGCGTATTTAGTTTTACCATCCTCTTCATAGCTAACCAATCTCATGTTACCCTCTCCCTGTGCCCAATCAGAATTTTCATACCAATCTCTAAATTCATCTTGATCGATAGAATCGCTTTTACCATCGCTAAATATATAATCGATAATATCTTCTTTTATACCACCTTCTCCTATGCCTTTAAACTCAGGTTTTTCTTTCTTTTCAAGATCAACCTCTAGCACATTTTCAATGTAAAATAACCTATCTAGCATTTCTTGTACTTTAGGATTTTTTAATTCCTCCGGTTTTAATTTAGAAATATCATAATTCTCTAAAAATTCATTCGAAACATCAACACCAAAATATCTTGATATAGCTTTTTTATCTTTATTTTGTAAAGCCTTATTTTTTTTGTTGTTGTATTCGTTTATTATATTTTCATTAGAAGCATATTTTTCAATTTGAAAATCAGCAGCTCTTTTAGATCCATCGTCTGTTCTATACCAACCCTTGACAATGTCACCATTATCATCTTTGAGTTGCCCATCATTTATTCTTTGTTGAACATAGTTTTCTACAGTAGATTGATCATTTATATTGTTTGGAGTGTAAGTAGCATTATATTGATTTTTCCATCGCGTGTACTCCTTATTTTTTGCTTTACGCTCGGCTCTACGCCTTTCTTTGCCTGTTTCACCAGATCTTGTTATTTCCCCCTCTCCAAGTGGAGTCATTTGATAAACTTGAGATATTAACCCTAAACCTTCCCCGATGACATCAGTACCAAAATTTAATATCCCCTCAACCACATTAGAAGTAGTACTACCTTCTGGTTGCATCGCTTCCCAATCTTCTATTGAAACATCTTGTCTGGCAGTGTTTTCATTTTGTCTCTGCTCTAAAGACATTTCACTTGGTAGTACTTCTTGATTTTCTAAAGATAAAAAAACTTCTGTTTCTTCTTCTGTTTCCTCTTCTTCTGTTTCCTCTTCTTCTGTTTCCTCTTCCTCTTCAATTACTTCCTCTTCAATTTCTTCTTCCTCTTCTACTTGTTCTTTAGTTTTAGATGTTAAACCCATTAATTCCTTAAAATCACTAATACTATCAGTGTATCCTTGTTTTGTGAAATCACCGTAGGCATCTTTAAGAGCATCTGGATTGGAAGCTAGTAACTCAGAAAAGTCTTCTATAGTATCAGTGTAGCCACCCAATTTAAAATCGTTATACGCGTCGTTTAAAGCTTCTTCGTTATATGGCATCTAGTTGTTTTTAACATATTTAGATCTATCTCCTATAGCTGGTTTTGGTGACAATGAGGTTATGTAAGAACTTATACTAACTAGCTTTTCACCATCATAAATTTGAGCGTTAAGATCTTTAAACCCTAACTCTCTAGCTATTTCTTCAGGGTTTAATTTTGATATTCTTTTGTGAACAGGATGCGTTGGATCTGATAAACCTGTTAAATTGTCAAGTCTTTCCGCTCTAACCTTAGTTGTTAAACCATCTAAATTAGCATTATTAAATGATATTGTTTTTTCAGAATCAGATCTATAGTCTTTGTTACCCGTGTGAGTTCCATCTGGATTTTCTTTATAAGCAATACCTCCTACGTTGTTTTTAGAAACATCAGCGTATATTTCAGATACGATTTCATGGGATTTTTCAGGATCATCAACATCCATTATTTTTCTTATAATCTCATTTCTATCGTCTTCTGTTAAATCATACACATCAATAACATTGTCCATAATGCCACCAGGTCCACTAGTATTTTCTATTCCAGCAAAAAACTCTTTGCCAGCAACTTGCTCTAAAGCTAAAACGTTATTATTTTTTACAGATAAAAGATCATGTAAATAAGCCTCTACGTCTAAACCAGGTAAATCAGCAGGATTACCATGCAGCCAATCTCTCATTTGTTTAGGATCAGTGGGTACAATCTCTTTTATTTTTGCTAACATTGTGGCGTCATCAGGAACGCTATCTGGATTTTCTTCAAATGTTTCTTTCCATTCTTGAACTTGGTCTATGTACCTTTCCCCATTTACACTATCTTTTAAAATTATCATATCGTTTAAATCTTCCAGTGTATATGATTCAGTTTTCATTATCATGTTTACGTTTCCTTCACTGTCCTCCTCTTCAGTTTCTATATCCCATTCATAGTGAAGCTTAGGTGGAGTGCCTTTGTAAACTACTCTCTTAGTTTTATTAGCCGCAAATTGCTCGTGGATTCTCTGGCTTTCATCTGTCATAGCGTCTGAACTAACTAACTCATCTTCATAACTACCTATAAAGTTGTCTAAACTTTCAGAATCTGAGGAGTGTCTTGTTTTTATCTCGTTGAGTCTAACGTTTATATCCGCAATAGCTTTTTGGTCACCCGCATCTATAGCTGCGAACATTTCGTTTCTTAACGATTCAACTTCAACTTGTGCTTGGTTATATGATTCTTGACCCAATGCCTTTAGAGTTGGCCCCATTTCCACAAAGGCATTAGTAATTTTTTGACCAGCTTTATTTCTGGCCTTTTTTAATTCTAACTTTTCGGCCTTAACTTCAGCTTCTCTGGCTGTCTGTTTATTCTTAAGTGCTGTAGTAATTTGATCTAAACCAGATAACGGATCGTCTTTACCACCGCTACCGAGCTGACCTTGCATACTCTCTTTACCCATTTTATACCAATCTATACCAGCTTGTTCTCCCATGTCTATATACTTTTAAATTCTACATCTAACATACTATAGTCAACAGCATTATAACCGTTCATTGGTACAACCGCTTCCTGTGGCACTTCATCAGACATCACACCTTGAAACAGTCCTCTACCATGTGTTGGATTTTTATATTCAAAACTATATATATTTAAACCGCTACTAGATGTACCTATTTTGCTTATATTCTTTTTCATTCTTCTATCAGATCCAACAACTGACGTAGCAATACTACCGACTGCTGACATTTGATCTTTACTAGCTTGGTCCTTAGCTGCTCCAGCGGCAGCTGTCTCTCCAGCCGCGGCAGCTAGTTGATTTCCTGTTTTTTTCCATTTAAGATTTCTAGCATCTGCTGCTCCAGCCGCTTCTTCACCCTGTAATCTAGAGGCTTCTGTTGCGGCCGCTTTTTGATTTGCAGCTTCTTGATCTCCTATTGTCGCTGCTGATTTTTGAGAGGCTAATTGACCTTGATTAGCCATTTGTTGTGCTAATGCAGCTATACCAGAACCACCGGCAGAACCCTTCATTTTTTCTAATATATTAGCACGTTGTTGTTGGCCTTGTTGATTTTGAAGTTCCATACCTTTTTGATTAATAGTAAGATCTTCCATTTTGTTCTCCATATTAGCCTTTAAATTAGAAGTGTCTAAAGCATCGTATTGTTTTTTCTTTTTATCCATTTCTGCTTTAGCTTTTTTCTGGGCTTCTTTAGCTGCTTTCTTTCTTTTACTCGCTCCAACTAATTTAGCTATACCAACACCTGCCCCAACTATTGCCGCTACTGTAAAACTCATATTATTCTTCTTTTAAATTTATTTTCTTTAACATATCTAATGCATCGATACCAGGTGGTAGATCTTCGTATTTAGTGCACACAACTTCTTCTTCAACATCTTTTATAGTTGTATTTTCCGTAGCATGTACCGTTATAAATACACACTCTTCATGTGTATATATTGCTCTTTTCGTGCCTGGCTTTGTAACCCCTTGGTGTGGGGCTTTTATATTCTGTATACCTTCTTCTGTAAGTATAGACATCTCACCTTTCATTAAGAAAAATGGATGTTCTTTTTTGTGTATCTTTGTTATAATAAGTTCGTTAGCTGGATTATATATCTCTCTAATATAACAACCCCCAGCAAACGTGTGTTTAACGGGATTAGTTTTATGTAAAATATCGCCAGTCATACCGCCCTCCGCCTCTGTTACCGCCTCCTCTAAATCGTTTATTTTCTCTCTAAATTCTTTTCTTCTTTTTATCTCTTGACCTATCTCCCAAGCTTCATCAAAATCGAAAGAATGCTTTAAGTCTAAAATCTCTGTTATTTCCTCAAATTGAATCTTGCTTTCTTCTTTTGTAAGCGGTTGTTTTTCAATTTGTTTTTTTATTTTATTACCCATGATTATACTTAATTTTATTTACTAATATAGTCACAGTTTTTAACATTTATTTACTACTCTCAAAATAATCACCACTAATTCTAAATAGTTCAGCATGCTCACTTATTTCGTTACATCTAATATCTAGCTCAGCATAATAACCCATTAGGCTACTTAAATTAGCCTTGTTATCTTTACCAAATAAAATAAATGCACCCACAGGTGGAGCAGCAACAAAGGTTGTCGCGGTTAGCGTTAATCTATCAGCAGATATAGACGTTATCGGTCCTATTTCTATAATACTCGAGGTGTTTATATCAAACCCTCCACCTGCGCCGGTTGGCACCCAATAAGCAATGTCATTTTTTTGACAACTTATATTTATTGGTTCTAAAAAATTTATAGTTACTACTGCCATATTATGATTCTGTTAGTAATTCATCTAAATTTACGAAAATAGTCGTATCTAATTTGCTTAATTTGCTCATGATTATATCACCGCTTATAACAACGTTAGCCCCATCTTCAGTTGCTATTAGTGAATGTGATTTTAACGTTAAATTGTCAGATGTGAATGTTAGCACATCATCATTTGTTAAATCTACTGATTTTGATAATGTTACTTGAGTTTCACTATCTACGCTCTCTACATATGTATATTCATCTATTTTTAACGCCGACGATGTTGATTTAAAGTATACTTCATATGTTTTTTCTAGACTATATGGCTCGTCAAATCTAAAAGCACTTAACGGGTTATCTACTGTTATATATTGATAACCATCAGCTTCAGATCTAGATGTTACAAAGGTGCCAGAAGGTATGGTAACACCTGATATTCCAACAATTTCATCTCCAACTGTAACATGTGTTAAATTAGAAGATTTAAAAGTAAAACCACCACGTGGAAGAGAAGCACTTCGCTCATCCTTTCTAAAGAGATTAACTGTATATGTTGCTGAAAAAGCAGAACTTTTAACTCTCATTCCTGGTGATATTCCCTTTGTTCTATCTAATTGTATTTGAGAAGATGTTTTGTATTTTTGCGATTCAGCGTATAGATTTAGCGTCACATCTTGAAAACCACCAAAACCAAAAGCACCAACACTCTTAACTTGAACGTCAGATTTACCACCACTAGGCGCTACGGTAGCTGAAAATGCGACGGAAATTCCGTTTGTTGGATTTGAATTTATATTAACTGTTTTACTTACACCTGCGGGTATACTAAATTGTCCAGATTGTGAATAGCCGACTATTGTAATAGTAGGATGTTTAAATTGATTTATTACTCTCGGTGAGGAGTAGGTTGGTAAATTACTATTAAAAGTCGTTGCTGTAGAGCCAGAGTTTGCGCTTAAACCAACATAGTAAACTTCTAAATCCTTTTCGAACGTAATATTTACATCACTAGCCGTGGCAGTTAACGGCTTATCTAAGATAATCACGTTGCCAGCAACACTTTTTACTTTTGTACCCGATGTCACACCGCTCCCGCTTACTTTAGTACCTTTTATTATTTCAATAGGTATACCATCAGTGTTAGTTAATGTGAACGATGTGTTTACCGTGTCAAAAGCAAGATTAGTTTTTAGTGGTGGAAAGTTTATATAGTTAACAATATCTTCTGGATCCCAATTATTACTTGTTTTAGTAGATGGCAGTAGTTTGTCTAAAAAAAACTTCGGAGGTGGATACACAGATTTACCTTGGTATATCCCATCAAAAAGTCTTTTGCTTAATGTAAACTCATCCTCTTGCCATTCTCCAGTTGTAAAGTTATAATAATGATAACTACTATTCCAGACTTTCATATTGAAACCTGGTAAACTAGCTCTATTATCATATGTAGAATCTCCTGAAAAATCAAAATTTATAACCCCACCATCAGGAGCTATAACACTTTCGCTAGTTCTAAAATTATTATCGTTAGTACTTACTATTGATGGTAGGTTAATGTTTAAAGATTGTAAAACATTGTTACCAATTCCCTCTTCTACTTCTTTAGTCGCTATCAACGCTGTTTCATAGTTTAATGTTAATTCGTTTCCACCATCAGAATCCGAATCTACAGTATTACTATAATAAACATCAAAAGTTATTGATGTTAGTTTTTTAGTATTTTGAACTTTGTTAACTAAAGTAAACAAACCTCTCGCTAAGGCTGTTTTATCAGCAACCTGTTGGTACTTTTCAGCGCTATACGTTGTAGATGCTATATCAACACGATAGTTAGATTTGAATTCTTGTGGTATTACGAACTCAGGATGTGTTGAAAAATAATAACCACTGTCTGCTGTAAATGTGTGTGAAAATAACTTGGTCATCGTGTTTGGGTTCGCTATATCTGTAACCGTAGCTGATAATGGATGTGTTGTTGATCCCGGGTTAGATATAGTAAAAGTTCTAGTTGAACCGTTGTTTGCAACTGTAGATGTAATACCAGTACCAGGGGTATTAGTTGTGCTTGTTAAATTTTTACCCGTCGCTGTGTATGAATATTTCATACCAATAACCGGTTCAAATAATTTAGCGCAACCAAATATAGGGACTTGTATCAAATAATTTGATGAAGGCATCATGAACGAACTTTGCCCTTGTAGTGCAAAATCAGGATCTACTGTCTGAGTATTGTCACTCAACCAAATTATAACCTGAATCTGTGTGTTAGAAGCTTGAGAAAAACTAACAGCTAACACCTCTGGTGGTAGAGCACTCAAAGCCGCATTTTGTCCATATGTAGTATAACCACCACCGGTAGTAACAATAGCGTTTGGTATATAAAAATCATCAACGTTAACAGTGTAACCCGTTGCCGCGTCTATATTCCAAGTTATACTACCATCCAAACTAGCACCAGGAATATCATCCGCTACTTGATTAGCCACTTGTACAGTTGAAAAATCGGTACACCCCCATTGCGTGGCTCCCGATGGATCATCAGTTGTATCTCTTGATATTACATAATTCAAAGGCATAACTTTTATTTTTATTTAAACTACAATTATTACGGCAGGCATTATTCCCCCAGAGCCAAGCCCACCATCCCATGTTGTGCCTAAAGGCGAAGCATAGTGACCTCTACCTGTCTGCATATTCCCAAGACTGTTTTGATATGTATTTATAGAACCAACATTATTAGCTAAATATGGATCTAAAATCCCATCCATTGCTGAAAAGAAAAACTTCATAAAATCAACTCTCGTTGTGTTTTGTGGGAAATACCACCAAGTACCATTGTAATCCCTAACACCATGCGCAGGTTGCCCAAGGCCATCCGTCATAGTTGGTACAGCAGCCATGTATGAGTCAATTCCCGCTCCAACTGAAATATGAAGTTCTTTATTAGCAGCGAGGAAGAAACTATCTCCTTGAGCTCCCCATACTTCAAAATATCTATTAGTAACTCCCAATTGGAAGAATTGACAGTTTCCACTGTTTTGTACCATTTGTAAACCAGGGTTAAGCTTAATTTCTTTAAATCTACTGTAAAAAATATTATTTATTGGGGCGAAGTCAGCCCATAGTTGACTCGTATGTTCATAATGAGTAACATCTAAAGCTTGTAAGCTAGTAGCTCCAGTACTAAGATTTAATGTGAAAGTTGTTGTGTTAATTCCGCCTGTATTACCAGTTAAATACCCATTAACACCTCTCAAGATTAATGTTTTAACATTAGTCTGAGCACCCACTGGCTTTAGTTTTAAGAACCCTGATGGAGATGCAGCAATTGTAAAATCAAAATTATTATAGCATCTCATACCTGTCATCTCTAAAGTCCATATCATAGGGGAGCCAGATATATCAATACCAGGAGTGTTTAGAGCCTCTCGAAACCAGGCCATTCCGTTTAACTTTAACGTCATAACATTTGCTCCTACTTTTGTGATTCCTGCAAATTTTGTATTTCTAGTTTCAAATCTAGTTAAACTCGGATAATGCTGGAGATCTATCTCCCCAGTATTCGCGCTGTTAATCTCTTCTGATTCAATTAAAAATTGATGTGGAGTTCCGTAAGTTGGCGCGTAAACGGTATCCCAGTGGTCTATATCATAATTTTCTACTATCAATTGCTCCATTCCCGTAAGAGATTCTAAAGATATTGGCCATTTATCCCCTATCATATATAAGAATAAGTTTTCTACAGTAGTAGGGTTGGTTTTTGAATTCAACTTACCCAAAGTATTTATTGCAAATGTATGTATGTAAGCTTGTATAAACTGAAGTGATTGAAAATCTTGAATACCTTCCCAATCTGTTGTAAAAGGATCTGTCGATTGCGATATAGCTATCCCTTGGAATATAAGTTCAGTAACTGGACATATGTTTGCAGTTGGCACTAATCCGTCTACAGGAGCTACATCCCAACCACTATCGATAATATGTTCCTCAAAGAAACCTACAGGGTTTGCCGCCATAGCCGTGTTTCCAACACATAAACCACCCCATGAACAAGAACCATCATCATCTGTAGCTGCAGCATCATAATTAGTAGCAGCAACTCCTGGATCAGACGCAGCATAAAAAACCTGCCATGTATCTAAAGCATTTGCTCCAGTGCCTATTGCTGTAGTCCAGTTAGGTAATGGCGCTCCACCATAAGTACAACCAAGAACAGTTGGAGCAGCGGCACCTTGACCTACAAATACGCTAATAGCGTTTTGACATTCATCGGCGTTATTATCTGGTCCAGCGGAGCCATTTATTGTATAAGCGCCAGATATTAAATTTGATAAAGTAAAAAATGCAGTAGCAGCAGCGGCCGCACCAGCGTTTTGATATACTATTCCATTGTCAAAAGTACTACCATCGGCCATATCTACGGTAAACGTGTAGTAATAACCAGCCGGAATATTATGCTTTAATACAAGTGATCCATCAGCGTTTCCAGGTCCAGATTCTTGAGTGTTAGTCGGTGCTGTTAATGCGTAACCAGCACACCACTGACAAGAACCATCATCAAGATTAGCACCAGGCCAATAATTATCACTAGCGGTAGTCTGTATTGTTAGGCCAGAATAAGGACTCGAAGCCCACCATGCAGCATCATTTACTAGCGCACCACCATACATGCAACCCCAATATTCGCAACTACCATCGTCACAACAAGCATCTTTATTGAAATTAGAAGCGAACGCATCTGTACAGCCCGATATATAACAGCAGCAAGTAAGACAATCTATACTAGCTCCAGCGTCATAATTACAAGCATATGGATCGAGACACCCAGTAGTACCATAATTATCGCATGATCCATCGTCATAAGTAGCGTCTGGATCATAGTTAGGATCACCAACTATCATACATCCCGGGTAACAACAACTTCCATCATCTATAGTAGCATCACCGTTGAAACATGGACTACCAGCGTCGGTACAACCTAAAACACCATAAATACAAGAACCATCATCTGTATTGGCTAAGAAATCATAGTTAGTCGCGTATGGATCCGTACAACCCCTCACCACTTCGCATCCGTCAAAAATCTCTGGCTCAACAGTTAAACAAAACTCATCGTTTATTGGTCCAACAATCGAGACACTTGCCGCAGAATTTATTCCTTGTACTGAAAACTCTGAAGTATCTAAATTATTTAAGTTCGTAACTTCACCATACATTGTGCTAAAGTACTTACCTTCTTTTCCTTTAAATTCCAAGGCACCGCCTGTTTGTAAATCTGTTTTTATCTCGTTCACATACCAACCACTCTTAGAAAACAAATTGTAATATTCTTTCAAAGGACCCACATCGTCGGTGGAGTTAGCTATAATTTTCGAGGCTGTTCCTTCGTATTTTAACGTTCCAAAGCTTTTAACGACTTCTGGAGCATCGTTAAATAATACTTTTATTTGTGAATCGAATTGTTCTCCGTAAAAATTATTTCTTATTTTATTACTATGGTGCGAAAACAACTCTCCATCATAAAAAGTATAATATTTATTGTTTATACTTACACCAGCTTCCGGCACAAAAGACTTGAAACTAATCCATCCTTTTGCTTTTTCATTAAAACTTAATGTAACTGAGGAGTAATAATAAGATTGATTAGTGTAATCATCTTTAAAATCACCACTTGTAAGATTACTACTGTTAACATTAATTTTTACGTTATTCATGTCTGGATCAGTAGCATCACCCGGATCTACATACTGCTTAAGTTGTGGTCCACCGCCACAACCGTCACAATCAGGTGCAACATCATTGTTGTCATTAGATCCATCTAGTTCACTTACTGGATACAAACCTTTTATTGTAACATTATATAGAGATTTCCTATTATCAAAACTACCTAAAACTCTTGTCGTGGTAGGTATTAAATTATCTCCAAACCAATCTTTCATCCCATAATCAGATATATTTGTTATACCATCATTGGACAATCTAAGGATAGCACCTCTAGCAACATCCGCAAAGTATATTCTATTTTCATTAGCAGCCATTGACTCTGGATTTTGAGTACCATAATCAGCGGCAAAAGTATTTGCTGTTCCCAAGAACACTGATGACTTGCTTAAATTGCTACTACCATCAGCGTTGAATAGTTCTAATTTATCTGCAGCAACCTTCCAAACCTTGTCTTGACAGAAAGCGACTATATCATTATTTCTTGTATATAATTTTTCTATAGGTCCATACTGCGGGTTTAAATCTTTAGTTATAGGTTCAGCTTGTATAAACTGATTTAAATCATTCACACCACTTATAGAATTGTATTTTCCAGAGTGTATTAAACCTGTAGCCCTATGATTCTCCACATATTTTTCAGCCATAACAGTGGATGCTTTAACGCCCTTGCCTACTCTAACTTGGTTATAATCATCTCTAATTCTATCCGATTCTATACCGTTACCAAACGCGAAGCAATTGCTATAACCCAAAGTCATCATTTGAGCGTGTGGCCCACCTGTGAATCCATTTAAAACTCCCACATTCCATTCCGTAGCTTCCGAAATAGCGCGTATATCGATAGTAAAGTTACCCGCAGCAGCTCCACCCGCGTGAGCTGATTTAGCGATCAAACGAGTTGCTGTACCATCTACGTGAGTAAAACTCAATACATCATTGATAGCGGTTGGAAATTGATTAGTATTTAAACTATCCGAGCTCAAAGTCACAGTTGCCGCACTCCAACTTACTACTCTAGCTGTACCACCTACCCATGTGGAACCAGCTCCCGTTGGAAGTTCAATAGGACCCTCGTTGTCAACTCTAGATCCATACGAAGCCATTAACTCATTTGTTGCTGCATTTATTTCCAAAGGAAACGCGTTTGATGCTTCATAATATATATCTATACCTACATCTTCTTTTGGTTCTGTTTCCCACGTTGCTGGATTTTCACTAGACATCACATCATCCCCAGACTCTATAAACGGTTCCATTATTTCTATGGTATGTCTAAAACACGCTTGATCTCTACTTTTACTACCTACTTTACCTGCTTGGTGTTGTTGACCGTTAGGGAAAGCATATTGCGTATCAGCATACATCATTTCTTCATATGGATCGTGAGGACCAACAGTACTACTTTGATGGAAGTTAGCCGCTACATTATTCGTTCCTATAGGATCGTAAGCAGATCCAGAGGCATCCATAGCCATAGGTGATGCTTGATAATATTTTTCATCTGTAATGTCGTACTCTGCAAATCTAGTGAATTTAATTTGCCATCTATGTCTATGGTTACCGTGATTCCATTCTGGATCACCACAACCTGTTGGATCACTCCATTGTCCGATAGCATTTAACCATCTTGTTTGAGTTATACCCTCTGTTACTTTGTACAGTATTTTCCACGGATCTTCTTTAAATCTAAACACAGTGTCAGTGTTCATCATGGCATCTATAAAACCACCCGTAGGTCTAGTACTACTACCTGTTGTCACTGCTAATGCCATCTTAGAATAAGATCCATGATGAGTCAAACCAGCACCTCTACCACAACCATCCTTACAAGAAGCGTTACAAGCGGCGTAATCCTGTGACGCCCCTGCAGAACCTGAAGATCTAGCGTACATTTTGTCTATAAACCAAACATTTTGACCGTCTTGCCACCATCTCAATGTCTCTCTAAATCTCTCGCAACACCAAGCGTCATCATCTTGTGAATTACAATTCGGTGTTTTGTATAGTTTTGTACCCTCCCAAAGACTATTATTACCATGTGTAACTGATACCGTTTCCCAATCACTAAGAGAACCACCACCAACATGATTTAAATTTTTAAGTCCACCAATATTAAAATATCCAAATTTTTGTGCTATTTTCACTGAATATTCTGGTAGAGACGCTTTTAATAAATTATTAACTAGGACTAAATCTTTGTATATTTTTACAAAGAACCTTCCATCAAACTCAGGTTTTTTCTCTGGTTTTCTAATTGTAAATTCAACACCTAATCCATTTGCTCTATCTGTCCAAGTTTGATCCGGAGATGCGAACCTAGCGTCATCCCCAAATCTACCGTCTATGGTTATCAAAGAGGTTCCATTAAATTTTGCTATCTGATACCATTTAGAAGTGGTCCCATCTGTCTTGGTTATTCTTAGGTAAAGTTGACTAGCCGCTATACTCTCCTGAACCTTTGTTGCGCTTTGCCCCATTTCACCAATCAAACCAGACATTGTTAATGTTATAGTTTTTTGTTTGACAAAAGGAAAGTGGTTTGATGCGTTACCAATCCAAGTTTTAGCTGTATTATTTGTTACTTGCCCTTGTTTTTTATCGTCTAATCTAATGTATGTCGGTGCTTCATTACTTATAGCTAACACTTTGTATCTAGCTTTGTCTGTAACTGGTATATTGTTATCGTGCTGCTTTTTTAATATTAAAAAACTATCTTCGTCTAGCTTATTTCTATCAGATGATTGGAATGATAACCATATATTTCCATCCTCAGCATCATACCACCTGTCCATAGCCATGTTATAATACTCGTTAGAAGTTTCTTTTATAAATATTTTCCAATATTTAGCCCAGTCTGGCGGCGGTGATGCAACTCTAACGTTAAGTCTATTTAAAGTAGAAGCGTTTTCTTTTTCAACTTTAATGGTACTAGTCAATGGATCTCCAGTTAATACTGGTGTTTCTCTACCATACTCATCAACATAAACAACACCGGCTTGGTAAGTTCTAAGTGATTTTATAGATTTACCAGGCGTTGGAAATAAATCATAAGCACCAGAATTATATAATGGAGCAGATTTAGTGTCTAAAGAAACTTGCAGATCTACTTGTATACTTTTATCATCCTTAAGCAACGCAGCATTATCTATATTATAATTTTGAACATAGTTACCATACACAAGTCTATTACCACTCATTTCTTGTGCCTTAGCTTTTCTTGGTACATTATCCCAATGTCTTAATAGTTGGTTAGACGGTACTGTAGCGTGTATTAATTCTGATTCTATTTCACATTCTCCTCGCGACTTATCATTAAAAAACGGTCCACTAGAATCATTACGATGAGGCCACAATGGATACTTATCCGTTGCTTTTATTGTTTTAACAGTGTAAACATTTGGGGAGTTTGATTCCTTGTATAATATATCTATTTCTACAACGTCTTGAGGTAGTAAGGAATCTTCTGGGACATAATCTAATACCTTTATATTTCTAGCTTGATTCGTCATACCTAAATTAAAACCTTTTTTAGGTAGATAATCATAATCCGCTGGCATAAAAGCTATTTCAGACCATGGTGCAAATGTAGAGTATTCTCCATCTTCATACTTATATCTATATGAAAATCTAGGAAATTTAAACTCAAACAATGGTTTTGTTTGTTCTAATTTAACGGACCATTTTTTTAATTCTGTATCTATTTTTTTTGAAGCTATTGCTTCTATACGGAAAGTATATGGACCAGCGGATTCAGTATATGGAGGTGAACCGCCAAACGTTAATGGTGAGGCAGTACAAGTAGCCCTAACATCGTGGTCAGTAAACGACTCATAGTTATCCTCTTCTTCTTGGTTAAACAAAATAGTATCACCAACTCTAAAGTCCACTGGAATAGCAAAGACAATGTTAGACACAAATTCTCCAGGCTCTTTAACAGTGTCATTAGCGCTCATAAAAGATTGTGGTCCTGGAGCTCCCTGTATAGAATCTGCCATTAATGGATCTGAAAAGGTAGTTGTTTCATTAGCAACTCCATTAATATCTTCTCTAGAAGCCTCTATATTAGACATTTTTACATGTGGTGCTTTTAAAGGACCTTTTCTTATAACGGTTATGTTTTCTTCTTTAACAAATTCTACCGTGTTATTTCGCGTTGCTGAAGTTGCGTAATCTTTACATTTGATCTGTAACTTGGACCCTGAGTCAGGTGTTACGGTTAGTCTAGTATGAAAATATGGATTATCACCAGTAAATAATACAGTTTCATTTGGCAACTGAACATTAACACTACCACCAGTACCAGCTATAGATCTTTCTATATTTATCTTCTTTGGCTCTGTAACGCCGTCAGTCCAAAGTAACATACCATCTATAATATTTATACTAGTTATAAATCTATCTTTATCGAAGTTTAGTACTCTATCAGCTACACAATTTAAAACGCTTGCAACTGTAACTACCGAGCCAAAATCAACGGTTGGTGACCATAAGCGTATTTGCCCTGCTGGAGTAGTGGCTGGAAAATTAGCCCCTATTCCTCCATTCACACTTATTGTCTCTACAACCTCCGCTTGATACGACAGGGGAATAACCATTGGACCTGAGGTCTCTGGAATTCCAAACACTCTCATGCCTTTTCTGATACCGTTAACACTAATCATAGAAAACACATCTGTATTGTTAGCATCTGCTAACTGTAGCTGATTGACTCTGTAAATATCTACAAAAACATATTTAATTTGTTTTGTACCTATATCATATTCTAATATATAATCCGCCCATATTCCACTCGTCCTGTAATCTGTTGTTAGATTTCCAAAAGCAGGCCCAGCAACAAACCAGTAAATTTTATTATTTTTATCATCTGTAATAGCTCCTATACAAGTACTACCGGTAGGTACGGCTGGTTGGCCAGTTAAACCATTTATTATTTTAGAAGAGGGAAGAGCGTTTATATCAGTGCTAGTTACATAACCACCAGGTCCGGAAAGTAGTACCGCAGCGCTATTAGGCTCTTGCTCTATCCAGGTGTTACCTAATAAGGTTTGAGCAGATCCAACGTTAGAATCTTCTGAGGCTGATATTTGTATATTTAAAGCTTCTCTGTATTCGCCATCAGGAACAATTCTTTCGTCAAAATCCCTGTTCATCTTGCTTTTAGAGAAACCTCTATTGATCTCTGCCATATACTAGTGTTTTATAAATTTAGATTTCCCTCTAAGTACTTGTGTTATTTCTTCTAGTTTAATATTAGATAGTCTTAATTTTGCTTTTCTTGTCTCTGCAAATCTTTCTTTCTTTAATCTAGCTACTATATTTTGATCTACATTAGCTCGTGTAGACATTATCCCATAAGCTATCCACTTATACATTGCTTCTTCAGCAAGTTTATGTACTTGCATTTCAGCGTCTGTACCTAAACTATCGCTTATATATTTTAATATCACAGTTTTTCCGGCTAAATTAGAGCTAAAATGAATTAATCCCGTGTTATGATCGATAAAAAAGTTTCCATTTGTAGATGCAAATTCTGGGTCCATACCTCTTCTACCACCCGGGTGTGGCCAGTAATACTCGCTGTTGTAAGTATTTACCTCGTCGTTAGATGTTGTTATTTCTGTGAAATTAGCATTTGTTGTAGAAGCGTTGTCTGTGTCTAAATCTCCCGCGGTAAAAGTATAATCACCATTAGCATCTTGAGTTACATCAAGAGGATTTGAAGAAACTCTCATAGGTAGAATAACATGCTCAACACCACCCTTGTCGCTCCATGTTAATTTAACATAGTTAACGTAATCTTGAGGTAGTATCATTTTTAGCGAAGGTGGAATTTCTATTTCTTGATCTTTTGTAGATTTAAAAGTGTCAAAGGACAACTCCTGTAATGCTCTCATAGCGTGGAATTGTATATCAGTTCTATTGATTTTATTTATCAATTTATCTTCACCAACATATGCAAATACAAAATAACTAATAATATTATCAAGAGAAGTGAATTGATAATCACCAAAAGGAGTTGGTGAAGCTGTGCTGTAATACTGTTGTCCTGTTTGTGTTATTAATCCCATATTTATTTATTTATTGTTTTTCTGATGCTGTCATTTCTTTCTCCATTTGATCACCAAGTTGTGCTAATCCTGGTTTAGCTATTGTTATACCCGCTAATTCTAATATTCTATAAACTAACTCTGGTTTTTCAGAGCCATGCAACTCAAAATTTGTAGAATTACCAGCATGATACAAAGGTTTTTCTTGGGTAACAACGTAAGCCCATTCAGCACCAGCTGGTTTACGTACATAGTCACAAGTGGTTTTTGTTGTTATATTTTGTGGATTGTATACTTTGATTTTATTACCGTTGTTATCATCAAAGTGAAATACTGGACGCGCTTTGGTTGGTTTTAAAAGAGGTGAATATCTAACTAAATCTTGATATTCATTTTTAGTTAATCTTTGACATTTTCTTCTATTCCAATAAACAGTGTCTAGCCTATATATATCAGCAGGTAATGAATTAGCGTTAACTGGTTGGTTGTGCCTTTGAAATGGTTTTATCTTTTGATATAAGAATTCCACTCTATCAGTTAAATCATGAGAAGTTCCCGGTAGTTTATTCAATCTATCTAATTCGTAAAAATAAGCCTCAAATATTTCGTTTTGAGCTTGATTGGCTAATAAATTAAATTCTTGAGGGGTTATATAGCCTCTCTGTTCTTTATTAGCAATCGCTTGAACTCTACTATATATTACATTTACACCTATTGACATTTTTTATTATTTTTTATACGGGAACATTCTGTTTAAACTATTCTTTCTTTTGTTACAACCACAATCCTTACCTGTAACCCTACTAACCGTGTCTACAACTTTCTTTATTCCCGTTGCTTTTGTTATTTTTTCTATTGAATCCCCTAGTCCTTTTGATTCTTTTTCTTCCATATAATTAAATTTTTTAATAAATGGTCGCCCCGAAGGGCAACCATATTATTGTTGTTATTCATTTAATCTTTTCTCTATATTAGAGTAGATTTCCATCCCTTCATCAGTTTTAAACCAAGCGGCTAAAGCTGTATATGGATGCTCATCATAAGGTATAACCATTAATTTCCTACCGTTGTTACCCCATATAAAGTTTCTTCTATCAGAAGACAATCTAATTATACCAGCTTCCGCAGCTTTAATACCGAAGTTTCTTAGCATTACATTTTCATCATCTGCTAATTCTAAGAATAATTTAGAGTTGTTACGAGCAAACACTAACAAATCTCTTCTAAGTTCTTTAGAACTCAACTTAGACACTTTAGAACCAACCTCTACACGCATAATAGCTTCAGCCATATCTATATCAATGTTTCTAGCGGCTGTTAACGCGTCAACTTGCATTTCTAAAACATCTATTTCTTCTTCTGCTAATTGAGCTGGTTTGTACTCGTAAAATAATTTATCTTTGTGAGGGTGATATAAAGATAGTAATTTTTGAAGTACAGTTTTTTCTTTTGGTATGAACATGCTACCGTTTCTAAAAACTATATGTTCCAATCTTTGATCACCTACCATTTCATCTACAAATGGGGTTTTTTGATTTTGACAATATTTAAGTTCTCTTTCGTAACCTTTTTCTTTATCAAAATAATAAATATTAGAAGATCTTATAGCGTAAGATATAGGTTTTTCTCTACCCTTTAAATAATACAATCTATCTTTTATCTCCCATTCGTTACTAGGTTTTTTTCTTTCTCTTACTTTTGGTTCTGTAGTTTCTGCAACTGGTGTTTCAACTACTACTTTTTCTACATGCTCATCCCCAGGATCTGCCTGTGTTGAGACTTTTGTTTCTTGTTTTTTTGCCATAATATAATATATAATAAAATTAATAAAAAGAAAAGAAGGGACGGAGAACGTTTACATGTATGCCGTCCCCTCTTTAATATAATAAATGCTTACTTCATTAACATGAAATTGTTAGCACCTTGTGTAACTAAACATCTTTCAGAAAGCATGTGGATTTCCATAGCATCTAGCGCTGACGTAGTAGCACCAACTGAACCAGTAACCCATGTTTTCATTTTTCTGTCATCAGTTTGAGAAGCTCTGTAACGAACATGTAAGAATGGACGTTTAAGATTCTTACCTAACTGTTGATCATAAACTGAAGATGTACCAGCTGGAATAATAACCCCTCTAATAGCACCTGCTGTATAAGCGTCATTAACACCACCTCTTGTAGCTCTATCATTTAGGTATCTAAAATCAGATTTGTAGAAGTCATAAGAACCTCTTCGGAATCCAGAGAAACCTAGATTAAGTGCCATATCTTCTTCGTTGTCAAATACTCCATAAGAAGTACCACCAGCTCCGTAAGAATTCATTGAAGCTAACATGTCATCCATCGCAAGAGACGTAGCTCTATTAACGAACATCATATTTTCCTCAATAGCACCTTGCTTATCAAACTCAGCTAAGATAGCGTCGAATTCAGCTAAATCAGTTGCAGCATTAACACCGGTAATACCAGTAGTAACATTACCTCTTTCTTCGATAGCGTTGAATAAACCTTGAGTACCAGTAACTTCACCACCACCAGCATATAAATGTGAATCTGTTAAATCCGCAACACCACCAGTATAACCACCAGCAGCACCACCTTTAACACCTTCCAACATTGACATTTCTAAGTAATCAGTAAAACGTGCTCTTGTGTCAGCCTCAGCTTTTAGATACCATAAATAACCTGATTGTCCTTCTTCTCCAGAAATTTCAACCCAACCGATTCTAGCTGTATCAGAACCTGATACTTGGTAGAAGTCTTTTAATATAATTGGTTTATTGCTGTAAGATTTGAAAACAGGTTCGTTAGCACCTCTTGAGGTACTACCATCATAGTTATCTCCTTTCGCGTATTCAGAACCATAAACTAATACAGTAACCGAATTAGCACCTTGTGAATCAGTAAACACATCGTTTAAGTCTACAACTCCATAAGGAGCTACTTCAATAACAGCTGTAGCGTCAGTTAATGTAACTAATGCTTTAACTGTACCTTCAGCACTAGCGATAATAACGGTATCATTTTTTCTAATACCGTGGTTAGCGCCAGCTGCTAGACCATCGATATCGTTACCGATAGTAATTTTACCACCAGCTACTGTACCAGCGTCACCATCAGTGACTTCACCAGTATAACTTAAGTGTAATCTTCCTTGTTCAGACCATACAACTTCATCAGCTGTCATGCTCTCTTCAGCTCCTACTTTTGAAAGAAATCCTGAAATTGTTCTGTTTCCAAAAACTTCAGCTTCTTTCTCCATAAGATCTGGTAAATATTGTTGCGCCCAACCTTGGTTGGCTGATGACGCAAGATCTAGATAGTTTGATGGTGATGCTTGCTTCTGTGGAAGCGCAACACTATTCAAACTAGCTCCAGGTGTAATTGCCATAATTTAATGTTTTAAATTGTTATTTATTGTTTTTAATTTTAAATTTGAAGTCAGAAGAATTATCACCTAGCACTTTTACTTTTATACCACCAGCGTTTACTTCGCCGCCGTGTGACTGTCTAGGACTCATATCTATATTTTTAGCATTAGTAATACTATCATTCATAGCGTCAGATTTTCCTTGTTCGTAAAAATGCTTTGCAATAGCATCAGCATTCATTGCTGTGTAAAGCGATTTGTGATAACTCTCAGCATCTGATATTTCACCATCTTCATTCAAAAACTTTTTGACAAAATTGTTTATATCGCTTTGAGTAGTTTTCACATCTTCAGCGTTTTTAACATTAAATCTATAATCTTTTTCTCCAACGTTATATTCAAAACCTTTGAACTTGTCATTGAAAACACTATTTGTCTTCTTTAAAAAATTAGATTTTTGTTTATCCGCTTTGTTTTTACTCTCCTTATCTTCTTTTTTATATCTATTAAAGAAATCAATTGCCTTTTGTTGCTCTTCAGTGAGTTTACTACCAGCCTTAATATCTTCATAGTATTTGGACTTTAACCCGTCCAAGTGGTTTTTAGCGTCAGCAACTTGCTCTTTTAACGCTAATTTTTTTCTTCGTATATCTCTTTCATCATCTGCCTCCTCGTCATATGAGAAATTATCTTCCATTATGAAATTAATTTCTTCATCGTTTAAATGAGGTTTTGATTCTTTATAGTACTCTCTAAGTAAAGTGTGATTATCCATTTCAGAGTAATCTCTATTTAACTTTACGTAGTCATTTAAATCTCCACCAGTTTCTTCCATGAAGTCAACTAATTTTTGAACATTTTCCGGTAAAGGTTTTCCAGTTTCAATTGATTCTTTTATCGCCTCCTCAGTGGCGGTAGCTACTTCTTCAACTTTATCTTCAACTTCTTTTTTAGTAACCTCTTCTAATACTGGGATTTCTTGTGCTTCTGCTTCCGGTTGTACTTCTTTTTGTTCTTGTGTGGACTCGGCATTACTAGACTCTGCAGCCACTCCCTCGTCGTTAACGTTATTTTCTTTAACTTCATTTTCTTCTGGTTTTGGTGGTTTATTTAAATCTATCTTAGTTACAGTCTCCTCGCTTAAATCTTTAGGAGCTTGTTTCATTTTTTTTACAACCTCAGTAACATCGCCTTTAGTTTCGTTACCATCTGGTTGTTTTTCTTTTGTTGATTTTACTTTAATTTTACCAGTCTCGTTATCCGCTACTGGCTTTTCTTCTTTTTTTGCCATAATATAATATAATAATAGTTAATAAATTTTACTTAGGACCAAATTCACCTAAACCAAACTCCCCACTCATAATATCATTACCTGAGGATTCAAACTTTTTAGGTGGTTTTTTATTTAATCTTTGGTCTATAAGTTCACTTTGTTGTGATGCTTGCATTTTTGTTCTGTCATCCTTACGATCTTCCTTCCTAGTTTCCTTCATATCAACCTCCTCCATATTCATTTGCTGAAGTTTCATGTTGATTTCAAATTCCATCTGCATCAGTTCCTTTTTAATCGCAGCTTCTTCTTGCATTTGTTGAGATTTCATTTGTCCCTTGATTTGCTCTAACTCCACGTTTAATTGGTGAGCAGCTTGTGCTTTTTGAGTTTCTGCTTCAGCTGCCGCTTGAGAAGCTTGTGCCTGCGCTTCTCCTTGAGCTTTTTGTGTTTCTAATTCTTGTTGGTGTTTTTCTTCAGCTTTCTTTTTTCTAGTAATCTTTAGCATTTGATTAGCTAGTTTTATATTTCTAATGTTTCTTAAGTCAATAGCATCTTCTAAATCTATAGAACCTTGTTGTATTGAAGTTTGTATATTATTTTCTAACAATTGCTTCTCCTCTTCATCGGGTGCTAATTCTAAGAATATACCAAAGTCATAAAGATGTAATTGTGCTAGTTCTTTTAACATAGCTACATTATGGACACCTACAGCTTGAATGAAGGCTTCTTTTGTTGGAGAATATTCTAAAATATCAGAAATTCTTAATGATAAAGACTCACATGTTTCAGCAGTTAAAAACATCCCAGATTGTAAAATATGTCGAGTTGCCGTGTTTGAATTAGCGGCAGCCATCTTTTGTATACCAACTAATGACTTTGCGTCTGGAGTCGAGGCGTCTCTAGCTTCGTTTAATCCCGTTGTATCTCTAATCATTTGTAAGTAATAATTATAATTACCTACTAATGCCTGAAGTTTACCACCAGCCCCACCTCCGTTTGATATTTCTTGTATTGGGATTTTACCATTGTTAGGATCTCCATCTTGAGTAAATGATCGACCAATAACAGAACCAGTTTGAAAAAACATGTTTAATGCTTCCTGCGGGTTGTAATTAGTACCATTTCCTAAATCAACTTCAGCTAAACCGTCTGCATCTAAAAACACCCCATCAGGTACCATTCTTGATAATACTTGCTGAAGTTTTAAATGAGTTAGTTGTATCATGTCAGCAAAACCTGTTATTCTACTAACTAAAGATTCTATACGCCCCTCATACATCCTAGGTGCTACTATATTGTAATTCATTTTAACCTTAGTGTAATCACTCTTAGGTCTCATCATGTTTCTTGACATTTCCCATTTAAGCAGTTTGTCTGTACCGAGAATAATAGCCCCATCGTATAAGCATTCAATAGCTCTTTGAAGTTTTGAAAATTTAAAATCAATATCTATAGGGGGATTGAATTTATCGTCTTTAGGTATTATTTTAGCAGCACCACTAGCTGTCTCTTTAACCTTGTAAACCTCATTCATATAGGTTTTGTAGTTAAAGTATAATACCTGTACTTTATTGTTATCGTAATCATTACTACGATTGTGACCACCATCTGAATATCTAGTAGCTGTATTTTTTATTTCTTCTAAATCTTCATGCTCTAAGTGCGGAAACTCTTTAACTAATTCATTTATTGGTATGTCTTTGACTTCTCCAACGTAATATATATCTTCGAAATATGGTGAATCCGTGTAAGAGTACACTAGATTAGCTGGGTCTACATACTCAACTTTAGCACCCTCAGATGTATTAAAAGAAGTTTTTACAGCTCCTATACCAATAGTAGTTAAGTCGTAAAAAAATCTTTTCTTTATTAATTCATATCTACTACCCTCTAATAATGTTGTGATAGCTTGTTCTTCTGCTAATTCAACGGCTTGCTTATAGTTAAGCTGCATGTGCAACGTTAATTCATCTTCTGAATCTGGAAGTTTTTCTGGTGGAGTTGTAGATAGATCAATATTTAGCAGCTCTTTAGTAGAGGCATCAAACTCTTTTAGCTTCATGTCTTTCATTATATTCTCCATATACTGCGTTCTCTTGCTAACACCAGCTGGATCTTGACAATATGCTTTAACATCGTATAATCTTTCCGATATACCATTTACTACTATATCTACAAATTTAGGTATGATTGGAACTGGTTTCCAATCTAAATTAAGATATGATAAATCACCGTTAATTGATAACTCATCTTTATATTTTTGAATAGATTGCTCGCCCCTAGCGTACAATCTTAATCTATGAAAATTATTTAAACTTTGATTATATCTATTACTATTAGAACCACTATTAAACCACTCTTGTTCAATAGCTTTAGCAACCTTCAAACCGTAGTCATAACTAATTTTTTCTGCGTCACTTACAACTTGACTAGGAAAATAACTATTTGCAGTTCTTCTATTCATATTATTGTTTAATTATTTTAGACATACCCCCTGTGTTTGAATATTTAGAAATATGCACGTTTAATGGTTGTTTCTCTATTTTTGCGTTAGGTGCGTATAAATGCCTATTGTTTGCCATAATAGCTAAACCGCTACTTATTGTAGCATCAAACTTTGTTCTTTTGTTTATATCAAATTTACTCCAATCATTTAATAAAGCATTGAAATATAGATCTCCAAATGTCCCATCTTGCATCATACCAACATGATCTTGTATGTACATTTCAATTGCAGCCGCGTGAGCTTGTTTTATATCCTCGCTAGAGTTAGGTATTCCTCCAACTTCTTTTTCTGCAGTAGATAACTTATTCCAAACTTTATCAGGTCTATTCATACTGAATCCTCTATATCCTCTACGCCTTAAATAATATAAAAGCCTTGGCTTATTGTTCTCCGCGAGTATTGGCATACCATAAAATACTAATGCCATTAAAACATCTTCAAAGAATATTTCAGCTGTAGGTGGTCTTGATAAGTATTCCAAAAAGAAACTATTCGCAGGAGCGTCCTCCATACTAAACCTGGTTAAGCCGTGTAATGCTCCTTTAGAACCTTCTCCATCTACAGTCCCTG